CAATAATTGTGCTGTTTTTAACAGAATTTGTTCATCATTTAGCATTTTTGGACATCTCTAGAGCTTTCTCCAGTAAATAGATCGGAATTTCGGTATCCTCTGTGTCTTTTATCTCTTCAATTGTCGCCCATTTCCAATCATCGTGTTCTATTTCGCCGGTTTTTGGGTTTGGTTGCTCTACATTCACGTTGCCAGTCCATTTTTGCGTTAAAAAGTAGTATTTCTTGGACGCAGGCTTACCCAGATACACCAAATCTGCTGCAGAACAGCTTAAATTTGCCTCTTCCTGCAATTCTCTCACTGCTCCAGCCTCAATTGAACTATCATTATCATCAATATGGCCCCCTGGCATTGTCCATCTGCCTGCTCGATGGTCCACATCGGAGCGTCTAATAATCAAAAATTGGTCATCATCGTTAAGACAAGCCACCACGCCAACGGTTTTTAGTTCGCCTTCAGAGAGAAACTCTTTCCATCTATGTTTCATTTGCAGGCTTTTAAGATTTTCCCTTGATATCCCAGACAAAATGCCTTCAATGCCTTAGTAATCTTAAGCTTATTGATGGGTACCACCCAAATCATGTTCTCTTGTACTTGAATGTCTGGATAATATTCCACATCTATTCCATATAATACACCAATTTGTTCGCCTTTTGTATTATAAACAATCGAACCTGAACACCCAAACCACCCATAAGTCTGCAAAATGATATGTTTTCCGATTTGGGGCCCACTGACGGGTTCGTAGCCTGCAACGCGGCCTGTAAATGACATCATTTTATGATGTGAGGGGTACCCTGTATAGTATATTTCAGTGCCCACAGGGGCAACTTCGGCCATTGGTTTGAATTTCATGGGTTTTATTAATTTAAAAGGATTCCCCACATATAAAATTCCGATATCGTTTTTTGGATCTGAATAAATTAATGTTCCGATATGTGATTCTTCCTTGTGAGAGACCAAATAAGAGGTTCCTAGCGAACCATTTACAACATGTTGAGCCGTAATCACCAGATGAATATCTTTATATAATATATACGAACCTGAACCATGACCCCCTGTAAAGGGCACCGTCACTCTGACGGATGCTTCGCGGACGTGTTTTTCAATACTTGAGATCCGCGTTTCGAGATGTTCTACTGGGAGTTCCGGTGCATACTCCGCGGCCTGTACAACAGGCGTAAATACCAACAGGAGCATTGTTAAAAGCTTAAGCACCGGAATCCGTACCTCCGGTATCGGTCCCTGTTTCGAGATATCTATAGCCTACCTCTACCCATGATCCTGGCGGCGGGATCGTCGTAAAGTATATAGTTGTATCCATGGGCGAATACGCCCACGCATAATCTAATGCACCGTCAATAAATACTCTAATGGAATCTACAATGGGTTCATGTGTTAACGTGATGGATTCATGAGGGGCTACCGAAACAGCAGCATCGGTGACTCCGGCAGACCAATCTTCTTCACATATATCAACCACAACCCCTCCAAAAGATGCTGTTGCCTCCATATATCGATCTCCTACATCGATGGCAGAGACCGTCCACACGCAGACTGATTCATCTGAATCATGATTAATAATACTAGAAAGAAAGACGGAGCCCATACGGAGAGAACTATACCAACCGGTAAAATCAGAAACAGCCGTAAACGTCCTGCTCTGCTCTTCTTCATCCGAGACAAAGACCACCAGGAGTGCCGCATCTGATCGCATCCACGTCGATGCATATGGGTTAGAAACAATATAATCATGTACCGCATCAAACCCTTGTTCCATACCACCGCGACCCATGATGCTATACATGCCTGTAGCATCATCTATATCATCACCAGGAACTAATGGGAATTGAGTTTCAAGAACGGCATACGATGGATCACTTGATATCATCACCAATCTCCAATCACTAGCTGGTAAAGCGCCGAGCATTGTTTCGATACCGGCCATTAATTGAGGATCATAACGAAACATCGATCCTGACGTGTCGATAACCCAAATAATATCGACGCCATCAAATGTGTTCGGCTGCATAAAGGAATCGATCCAAATTTCTCCAGGATCGCCTTCAACTTCGACTTCAATATAGGTGGGAACTTCTACAAGAACCTCAACTGGTACTTCCACTTCCACTTCTACTGTTTCCGTTTCAGTAACGGTTTCGGTAACGGTTTCCGTGACTGTTTCAGTTTCAGTAATATAGATATATTCTTTTTCGCCGGGTTTAACAATGGCATAATCGGTATAGCAGCCGGCCAGCAACAACAGAAGTGTTAAAAAATGGCTGATTTTGTGAAACATCCTATAATAACTATTTAGATTTTTGGTTTGGTTCCCTTAATAACACGAAACTTAATAAAATCATATTAAGAAGAGCCAAGGTTTGTAACTCAAAACCCTTAGTGCCGGTCATGAATAACTCTCCAAATACCCATAATCCTATGTTTATGAAAAAGCCAACTATAGACAAAGCGAAAAGTATTCGACCCAAGCTAGCGAATAATTTCCTCACATAGTAACTACGCGACGGCGGATACAATCTCCAAATTATAGATTCCCACACTATCAATAGTGCCGCGGCAGGGCACATAGATATCAAAGCACGGGAATATTCTCATTTGCTCATCGTTCCCAGTCCGGAGAATAATACCATAAGAGTAAGAAGGGAGACCGGTAATGTCATATTCTCTAATTTTGACATAATCTCCAGGAAGCCATTCGCGTGTGACGATGTGACATCTTTTTTTATTTTGAATCAAATTTTTTTTCAATTTTATTTCCTAAAATTTTTCTAATTCAGGCACAATACTATAGCATACAAACACATCTAAGTCAACCAAATTTTGCAAACCCTCTTCACTATAGTGTTCTTCGCCAGCACGACACCACCACATCTTCCATACCGGCAGCCCTCTAGCGCAACCCAACGCATGCTCTCGCAAACTATCATAGCACTCAAGCAAAATTCCCACATCTTGCAAGTGAGGATCGTAGAGAATGTCTCCAATATGGAAAACAATATCTCGCGCAGCTGGAGGCACTCATTAACTAGGCCATTATACTTTAATGCGGTCGATGATATAAGGGTGATGGTGCGATAGGTCTCTATAAAGTTTTTTGATGACCTTCTTGGCGATATCTCCAATTTGCGTTTTGGTTGCGCGAGTTTTAAGAGCCTTCGAAAGCTCATCTTTAAGAATATCTTCGATTTGATCCGAAACTATGCGCTTAATCTCCGCCTTATCGGTCTTTGTCAGTTTTTCATTAATCGGAGAATAACCCGGGGGATATGTCAATAACATGCTCATACAAATAAATAGCTCAGTATCTGCGAATAAGCAGCCTATTTTGTGATATAAGCTAGCCTTAAATGGCTCGCAGCTACTTCAGATTGTCGGCCGGTTCTAAACCAGTGCACTCTATATAGCTTATTATCACATTGACCATAGAGGCCTCCACCAAGTACAATTCCGACTAGTGGGGATGCATCGTACTGTTCAATATACACATAATCTGGTGTATATAAATATCCGATAAATATCACCAAGTCTCCAACGATATATTGATCATATACATAGCGCTCATATATGCTCCACATATAGTAACTATGGCTCAATCATCCTTCGTACGTACCATCGCCATAATTCGTTTAAAATCGTCTTCATCCAACTGTTTAAGATATTCCGCCATGGTGCTCTCGGCCGCTTCTATTAATTGTGTTCCTTCATGATCACAATATGGGCAGCTCTTCCATTTGTATGGATCTTCGGGGTTGTGATAGCCGCTGTGTTTGAATAGTCTTGTACCATCGCACATTGGGCATTTAATCTTAACATATAATCTGTCGAATGGCATTCTGTTATAACTATTCTACCCAATGGTCTCCGTACTTATATAATCGGCCAATTGTGTGCATCCATGATCTTGTTTGCATTGTGTGTGCTCGATTAATCCACCATATTTGCGCCATATTCATCTTAGGATAGTCGACTTCTTTGGGGTTGTCAAACAGTTCGACTATAATCGCCACTCCGCCATGGCACGTGCACGTCACCAAGTCGCCGACTTTGAGACTGTGCTTGGGTGGTTTCTCGAAGAAGTCTTTCACGCGCTCCAGGAACCCCATATATGTAACTAGGGTGGGCGGCGTTACTTCGTCCCTTCTTTGAGTCTCGCACCTCTCTGATTAACAACCGGCCGCACTCTGGGCACTTCCATGGAAGCCTTTCGACCATGCCAGTTCTACAATGCCAACATGTGAATTTATATTTTCCCATATTTTATCTAGTCTTCATATCTCAAAATTTTTAGGCGCTATCGTGAAGGACCTTAGCCCCTAACTGTTCACGTACG